ACCAATCGCCATAACACCAGCGGTGTGCTTGATGGACGTTGCAACCTTGTCCCAGTTGGAACCAGTTGCAAGTTCAGCATCCGTTGGCGACTTGCCGCCATTGGTGATGTCCCAAGTGTAGCCCTTCAAAGCCACGCCAAAGGTGTAATCGACCTGCATCGTGGTTTCGATACGGGTCTGACCGTTGTTGGTTTCGATGTTGCTGATTACGTCGCCGCCGTCATAAACGATTGCTGCGCTGTCTGCGAGGCCAAGAACACGGTTCTTGTTTGGTGTGCCAGAAACGAACAATGCAGGGGCATCAGTCACGATGACAGGACGGCCAAGGATGTCCACAACTTGCACGTTCTGCGCGACGAACAACTGTGCGCCGTTGGTCAAGTTCTGACCAATCAGCTTGTGATAGCTGTCGCCGTTCATGACGTTTGCAACGATGCTCGACGAATTGTCGCCGAACAGAGCGTTTGCGCTGTTCATTGTGGCATAAGTGACAGCACCAGTGCCAGAAACATCAACAGTCGTTGCAGCGCCTTGGTTGGCAATTGCAGCGGCAACTGCGGCAATCGCAGTGTTAAGCTGGTCAGCCATCAAAGCTTCAGCAAAGTTACGCGATGCAACTTCGATGCCTTCCGACGTTGGCTTCTGCAACCATGTAAGCTGCGAAGGCTCAAAGCGGATGGGGCCGAAACCACCAGCAACCTTTACGCCGTTAAGCTGAAGCTGGGTCAGGTCAGTTGCAGTTGCCGATGCTTGCGAAGCATAACGGTCAACACGACGCTGTGCGCTATGCACGGCAGCGAAGAAGCTTTCCTGATAGAAGTCGCCGTCGAAGCCAGTTGTGGTCAAACGGATTGCGCCGCCCGATGCTGCATTGAATTTCTCGACCATCTGGGCAAGAGTTTCGATGGTGGCTGGCATAACGTATTCGTTAAATACCTTCATTTGCGAAAGTGACATAATTCAAAATCCTTATTGTAGGTCAGGGAACATTTGTTTGATTGCATTTGTCCGCTGCGTCTTGTCACCACCAAGGTTGCCCTTCGGTAATGCAGGAGCGCCATTGCCATTCCCACCAGTGGCTCCACCACCAGAGTTTGCGGGTGCGGAAACGAAGTGCTTGCCTTCATCACCAGCAGCCCATTCAGCAATTGCTTCGGTCAGCGGTTTGTCACCCATAAGTGCGGAGTATTGACCGTTATCAGCCATCAACTTGGTTTGTGACTTCAGCATGGCCTTTGCTGCCGCCATAAATTCAGGTTTGATACCAGCCTTTAGCATTGCATCGTTCAACCCGTTGTCGATTAAATAGGACTGAAGCGCACCATCCTTTTCGGTCAGGTTTGCTTGCAACTGTTCAATCGTCTTCGCGTTATCCTTTACAACCTTGTCGAGTTGCGACTTAAGCGTTTCATTTTCAGTTTGAAGCGCCATAAAATCGTTTGGGTCTATCTCAACGCCCTTTGCTTTCGCTCTGGCAATTTTGACTTCCCTTAAAAGTTCAGCGTTTTTGGCATTCATTGCCTCCATCGCTTCTTCTAACTCTGCAATCCGTTCTTCACTCATAGATTTGTCCTCTGGACTTGGTTGCCCCACGGGGGCGGTTTATGCCGCAGCACAGCCTTGGCGTAACTTTTCTAATATCACGGTAAACAGCATATTACTATAGCCGCTTCAATTGCGCTAAAGTCAGCGGGTTGCCCCGTTGGTCGAGCAATTGGTTTAACGTAATCTTTCCGCTGCGCCAAAGTTCTGCACGGCCTTTGCCAAGCATCTTGTCTGCAAATTCAGGGGGTTTGTTCTTCAGGAATTGGTCAAACGTCAGGTCGGCAGCAACATATCCATCCATGCTGGCACGGGTCGCTGGCTCAACCTTGTCTTTAATCTTGCCGCCCGTCAGTTCTTCAAATGACTTCGTGATGGGTATGAAGCTGCTTCGGCAGTTCCAATGCGCGGGTGGGCCACCGTTCCACGGAATTTTGTGACCGATGGGTTTGAAGTCGGGGTAACGCCATGTCTTGCCCGAACGTGCCATGCAAATTTCGCTGGTGCGGCTGTCCAAGGTCGAAACCCATTGCACTGCCTTGATGATGTTGGCGTTGGCTTCCAATGATGCCAGCCTTGCGTCTTTCGCTACAGTCTGAACGGCTGTGCGTGTAATCGCCATTGCATCGCGCCGTGCCTTGGCAATCGGTTGACCACCTTTGTCACCAACGCCGATAAGTTCCTTGGCAATCTGTGCATTGGTCTGCCCAAGCGATACGCCGTTTTTAACAACGCGCTCAATGTCGAAACGTGCGCTTTCCGTCAAACGGGCAAACCAGTTACCCATCGTCGCGCCTTGTATCAGGCTGCTTTGTGCAACGCTTTCCAGCACAGTCACAGGGGGCAGCACAGCGTCGATGCCGACGTTGACCATAGCATCCCTAAAGAAACCGGCTTCCGCTGCTGTCAGGTCGCTTAAATCAGGCTCTTTGACCGTTACGATGTCTTTAAGTTCAGCAATGGCCTTATCCAGACGCTTGCCTTGGTATTCGGTCAGTTCCTTGCCCTTCAGTTGCTTTTGCAACGCAGCGGCAATGCTATCAAGCTGCTTATTGAGGGCAGCACTTTGCCCAGCAATAACCCGCTCTAATAGCAGTTGCCGTATAATGGTCAGGTCAAGGAGTTTGTCCGATACGTTCATGCCGATTGGGTTTCAATCCCAACCCATGCCAAAGTGTCTTCATCCCAACGATACATCATTGGGCCTTCTGGCCTTGGCGTTGGTGCATCCCACAAACAAGTGTCGTCATTCAGCGTCCATGATGGAAATGGCTGTGGCGGAATGAAGGCATCGCGCTCTGCGTCATAGGTGAAGCCAATGCCAGCGTAGTTCTTACGCAGCGGACGGCCTTCGGGATGCTGACCGCCATAAGTGTTGTATGATGTCTGCACCCAAAGCGATGGGTCGCCAAACAAGCCCGTGTCGATAACGTCCTGCTCAATAACCAGAACCTCTGTAACAATGCCGTCTTCTACTTTTGCAAAATGGCTCATGCTGTGTAACTCCCAGATGAATTGAATTGAAGAATTGTGTTGGAGCCTGATGTCGTGACAACGGGCGAACCAGTAGTTCTACCAGAGTATCGTGCGGTTGGTATAGACAAGATAACTACACCAGCTTGACCTGAAAATCCTGGGCCTATTGGCCCTCCATTAGAACCATTATATGCGTCAAACCAAGTGACTAAGTTCCAATCGTATTCGCCGTTATAGTAATAAACATCATATGAATAAACAGTGGTTCCGCCAGCACCAGCCCCATAAGTTACCCATGCCCCCGTTATAAAGCTTTCATAACCTGCGCCGCCGTTACCGCCATAAGCAGGTTGGAATAAACCGCCACTACCGGAGTCGCCGCTACCCCTTGAGCCAGCCTTACCGCCTTCAGCGTAATATCCGGCTTCCCAATTTTGCCCCCGACCTTGGCCTGTTTCAGAAGGAGAATAACCATCGTAAAAAGAAGTGAAGCCTGAAGATGTGCCGCCAAATGTGCTTACGTTGCCGCCAGCAGCCCCTACTGCAACGCTGTAAGTTGTGCTTGGTGACAAAGATGGGCCGCCAGTGACAACCCCTCCCCCTTGGTTATACCGGCCCGAACCCACAATAAGGGTGGACACCGTATAAGGCGCAGCACCTCCAGCACCAGCCAATGCACACAGAATACCAGTCATTAGCTTAACCCTGCGCCGGAAATTACCCAAACTGACGCCGCTACCTTTACGCAAGTTGCAAGGCCATATTGAGCCAATGTGCGCGAACCTGTTGCTGCCATTCCTGCTTGCCGTAATGTGTCAGTCGTGATTGAAATGGTTTGGCTTGATGCGCTATTGTTAAACAGAACGATTGTCGAGCCGATAGGAAATGCCACCGCGCTATTTGCAGGAATTACTACCCCGCCTGTTGTGATGCTGATGTGCTTACCGATGTCGGACAATGCCAGTGTATATGCTGCCGTTTGGCTGTTTTGCGGTAACCCACGAAACCCAAGGCTGTCAGCAGCAATAGTTCCACTGGCAACAATGGATACATCTTGTTTAAGCGATGTGATGTCAGTGTTCGCGCCTGAAGCCGCAACGCCTAAAGCTGTTCTGGCATTTGCCGCCGTGGTCGCGCCCGTGCCGCCGCTGGCGATTGGTGTGACGTTGCCACCAGCCCAAACAGTGCCATTCCATACCCATGAACCACCATTGGCGGTATAGACTTGGCCTACAGTCGGGCTGGTAGGGAAATCAAGTGCTGCCATTGCTAATTCCTATGCGAATGTAATCGTGCCAGATGAGTTGAATTGGTAAATGGTATAGCCATTAGCGGTTGTTACCGTGGGCGAACCAGTTGTGGACGTAGCGGCTGTAGGGCAAGATATAATAACCACCCCAGACCCACCAGCAGCACCTGCATATGTGCCTCCCCATTGACTTGATGCGCCACCACCGCCACCGCCGCCTGTGTTATTAGTTCCAGCAACAGGGGGAGAAACACTGCCAGCGCCAGCGCCGCCACCTCCTGCGCCACCTGCATTCGCAGTAGCACCGAAAGACCCGCCGCCGCCACCGCCAGCCCGTGTGACTGAAGTGCCTGTGATTAATGAAGCAGCGCCAGCGCCGCCTGTGTATACTGAACCCGCAGCACCAGCGCCGCCACCGCCACCGCCGGAGTTGCTACTGCCGTTATTACCTTGTGGCGGAATGCCAGAACCCGCAATGGAACCATTTTGTCCTGCCCCGCCTCCTGAACCCCCTGATTTAGCGTGGGGGCTTCCAGCAATGCCGTTATAACCACCGCCACCTCCGCCACCTACAGCGGTATTTGCCCCAGTTAACGTGGAATTAGAGCCGCTATTACCTGACTCCCAAGTTGTGCCTGTGGACGCTCCACCAGCACCTACAGAAACTGTTAATGTTGACGCAGCATAAGCAAATGACCCAGAAACATGACCACCCGCGCCACCGCCGCCACCAGCATATGAACCACCGCTGCCGCCACCAGCCACAACAACGTATTGAATAGAAATTGGAGAAATCACACCAAAAGTGGCGTTCCAAGTATTAGTGGCTGTTTTTAGCAACTGCAATGAAACGCCAGCGTTCAAAACTGATGTGTTCCCCATCGACGTTGTGCTGCCATTGTTCAGGAGAGAAACACCCGAAGCAGAAAGAAAGATTGCAGAAGAACCCATATTAACAAGGGTGATAACCGACCCAATCGGAAACGCTACTGATGCGTTTGTCGGTATGGTTATGGTTTGTGCGCCAGTGTTTGCAGAATAAATGTGCTTGCCAGCATCAGCCAAAACAAGCGTGTAGTTGCCGCTTTGGACGTTCTGTTGGTAGCTTAATGCCCCAGCCTCACCTTGTGGGCCTTGTGGCCCTTGCGCCCCTGTCGGCCCCGCTGGGCCTGTTGCGCCAGTTTCGCCCATGCTAAACGACACCCATTGCGCCGTATTGCCATCGTCGTAATAAATATATGGAATGCCAGTATCGCTATCCCACCATACTGTCCCCGCTGTTGGGGACGATGGCGGTGTTTCACTGATAGTAACACCAGCGCCGCCGCCAGCAGCAGGGCTTGATACCCAGCCAGTGCCATCACTGGTCAAGACATTGCCCGCAGTGCCAGCCGAAGTTAAGCCAGTGCCACCTTTGTTCGCAGGTAGCGTTCCTGTTGCCGTCGATACGTTTACAGGTGGAAGGATGCCTGAAAGGGTCGTCATGCCGTGTAGCTTCCTGATGAGTTGAATTGCAGAATTGTGTTAGAGCCGCTGGTTGTCACGGTTGGCGAACCTGTGGTGATGCCGCTGTAATCTATCGTGGGGATTGATAGGATGACAACACCTGAACCACCTGCGCCGCCTGTGCGGAATGTGCCGCTGTCGCCCGTGCCAGCACCACCGCCGCCACCGCCTCTGTTTGCGGTTCCTGCGCTACCGTTAGCATCTGCGCCGCCGTTACCGCCACCGCCTGTGCCACCAGTTCCAGCCGTTCCAGCGGTGCGCTTGCCGCCGCCACCACCACCAGCATAAGTTACCGATGAACCAGTTATGGAGTTTGCTGCACCAGCGCCGCCATTGCCACCACCAGCACCCGCATTGACACCGACTGCGCTTGCACCGCCGCCACCGCCGCCGCACTGTGCGTTCGCGTCAGATGTGCTGTTTTGACCAGCGCCGCCAGCAAAGCCTTGTCCTGATGTGCCAGCACCGCCAGCAGTTGTTCCAGCAGCGAATGAGCCAGAGCCACCGCCACCTGAAGCACCAGCAACACCTGCGCCAGTGCTTACGCCACTTCCGCCGCCGCCGCCGCTTGCCGTTACGCTTAGTGCAGATGAAGCGGAACCTGAATTGCCGTTGCCATTACCTGATTGCGTAGCGCCGCCAGCGCCAACCGTGATTGTGTAGGTTGTTCCAACCGCCAAGGTTGAAGTGCCTGACAGCAAACCACCAGCGCCGCCGCCGCCAGTTCCCATGTTGGTGTTATTTGAACCACCAGAACCACCGCCGCCGACAATCAGGTATGAGGCAGTTGCTGACGTTTGGGCTGTCCCGACAAGTATGTTCCATGCGTCCGTGGCAGTTTTTACTATCTGCATTGGGACGCCTGAAGCTATCCGTGGATTAGATACGGAAGTAAGGCTACCGATGGGGAAAATTGAAACGCCCGTTGTGCTTAACGTGATGGTGCTTGAACCCATGTTGAAGAACGTGATTATCGTTCCAATGGGGAAAGCAACCGACGCATTGGTCGGGATAGTAATTGTTTGCGGCGCACTGTTGGTGGAATAAATCTGTTTTCCAGCATCGCTTAAAACCAAAGTGTAGCTGCCGCTCTGGATGTTCTGCGGGTAAGCAACTGCCCCTGATGGCGCTGCACTTGATACCCAAGTCGTGCCATTGCTTGTCAAGACGTTGCCTGAAGTGCTTGGCGCTACAGTTTGCACTGCACTTGTGCCGTTACCAAGCACCACTGCGTTTGCCGCCAATGATGTCGCGCCCGTGCCGCCGCCAGATACAGGCAGGGTTCCAGCAGTGCCGCCGCCAGCGCCACCAGCTTGTGCGAATACATCCCAAGTCGTGCCGTTATATATTAGCTGAACGCTCACGCCTGAAATGTCGCAGGTCAGGTCACTGGCATCGCCTTCAATTGTTGAGCCATTGCGCCCAATGGTCAGGTTGTTTGTGGCCCATGAATTTGCGCTATCAACAACGACAACCTGCGCTCCAACAGCAGGGGAAGCAGGAAGCGTAACAGTGAATGCGCCGCCACTGGTGTTGGTTTGAACGCCAGTGTTAGCCGAAGCGGTGAAGTTGGCAGTTTTCACATTCGTATACGTCATCCCACCAGATGCGGGTAATGACGAAACCCATGCAGTGCCATCACTTGTCAGGACATTGCCAGCAGCGCCTACCGCAGAGATACCCGTGCCACCATTTGCTACAGGCAAGACGCCAGTGACGTTGGATGTCAGGCTTACAGTCGAAAGATACCCGCTTGGGTTTGTCGCGTTGTAAGGCGTATATCCAAGCGCCGTGACAATCGACTTCTTTTCCCAAAGGCTTGTCGATGTGTTGTAAAACAAGCCATCATTGTTGGATGGTGATTGCGCCGATACATCGTGCAATTCGTCCATTTCATAGCCGTTTTGCACTTTGACAAACAGCTTACCCTGCGTTGGGTGAGCGTGTTCCACAACCGCCATATAAACCAAGTGGTCTGGCGCATAAGGCTTGGTGGCGGTCAGCGTTCCAGCCGTTGTAGGGCTTAGGTAAAGTTGCTGCCCATCCGTGTAAGCAGATGTGTTGATGTTGGTGATGGTTCCAATAAGCGTCACGTTGCCATTGGCGTTGTTGGCAATGTTGGCTGTGACCAAGCCCAATGTCTGCGCCGACGTTGCATCGCTTGTTGCGATTGCCTTGCTGACAGTGGAAATCTGACCAGTGGCCCCGCTGATATATACCGCAGTGCCTTTTGTGAGCGTTGCGCCCGTGGTGTTGCGAACAGGCAGCAGGACGTTTGAAGTTGAACCAGCGACAGCAACCGATAAGTCTATCGCCGTTGTTCCAGTAATAGATACAGAACCATCAGTCGATGTGATGGTTTGAACGGCGGTGTCTGCCTTAGCGCCCTGTGCCGCCGTTGCTGGCGTAAAGCCCAAGCCACCTGTGATGTCGCCAGATGTGAGCGCCAACGTGCCGCCAAGGGTTATTGAACCAGATGTGGTTACTGTGCCTGATAGCGTCAGACCGCTAACGCTGCCCGTGCCTGACACGCTTGTGACAGTCCCAGAGCCGCCGCCACCACCTGCGCCAATCTCGACAATGCTTTGCGTCCCATCGTCTTTTTTCAGGAACAGCTTGCCGTCATAGGTGTTGATAGCGAGTTCGCCCAACGCAAGGTCGTTAATCGCAGGAACCTTCGCGGGAACCGCGCTTCGCTTAAACTTCATCAACGCCATGTGGCTTCCCCTTATTGCTATATAGCTGGGCTAATCTTTAATACGTTCCGCCGTCAAAAATGCCAGCGCCATTTTTCCATAATGATGTTGTGGCATCATACTGCAAAACATCGAAGTCGGAAACATCTGTTATCAAGACATCTGTTAAATCCGCCAGCGATGTTGCGCCACCGCCACCACCGCCGCCGCCATAGAAGCCACTTACCTTGGGCTTGGGCAGTTCAATCTGAAACTCTTGCCCATCTGTCAGTGTTATCCAGAAAGACGTATCGTCGCGCTGTTCCACCAGTGCGATGCCAACACCGTCGGAACCAGCAGCGCCAGCAGTGCCATTACGACCATTGCTACCATCGCGGCCATCACGACCATCAGCACCATCGCGGCCATCGCTTCCAGCAGGGCCAATAAGTGAAGCACGGTTGACTTCAAACCAGACATCAACGGCAAGCTGTATTTCCTCATCTGTGGGTGCGCGACCTGCGGGGCCTTGCTCTCCGTCGCGTCCGTCAATTCCGTCGGCTGACTGCGATATGTTTTCTTGCAGCCAAGCGACAGCAGCAGACTTGATTTGTTCGTCAGTAATAGGAGGTGCATCTTCGCCCCGTTCACCTTGTGGCCCAGCTTCGCCTTGTGGCCCTGCGACCATCGTGCGTGACATAGCATCGTTGGTGCGCTGATTTAACGCAGCAACGGCCTCCACTAGCGAGGCAATGATTTCCTCGCTGATAGCCATTCTTAAAGCCCCAAACGGCTGCGGATGTTGTCAAGCAAGCTGTTGTCAGGCGCGACTTCATCAGAAACGTCAGGCACTTCTTCATCAAAGCTTGGGCCAGCGTCCGCCAACTGCGCTTCGTATTCCTCAAACTCCATGTCAGGCGAAATAAGTTCACCGCGCTGGAAGTTCTCGAAAAGCACCGAAAGCGGCATTGCATCGCCTTGGTATGCGCCAAGCAATGCGGTGACCATCTGCGGAGCCATACGCGCAGCGCCGAAATCGGTGTTCAAGCTAAATTCTACGTCCTGTGGTGCGCCGACCCATTCGGCCATCCAGTTCAGTGCGCGGGTGATAGCGTCCGATGCAGAGCGGCTGATTGATGCAAGCACTGACCTTTCGCCAGCGGTCTTCAATTCGACCGTGCCAAAGGCTTCGGCGGTGCGCTTATCGTCGGCCAGCATCCGTGCGCCAAGCACTGCCATGCGTTGCTCTTTGTCCTTCAGGGCTTCGCGCAGTGTCTTCAGGCCATCACCCTTAAATTCAAGGTAACCAGCGTTGGCGGCAGGGTCAGGGAATATCCATGCGCTCATTGAGCCGACAGAAAGCGTTGCGCCTTCGGGAAGCTGCACACCAGCAACGTATGGCGTGGGCAAGCCAGTGAAGTGCAAGCCATGCTCATAGTCGGCACTGTTGCGATAGTGGCCAAGGTTTGTATCCACCAAGTCAAGCAATGGCGGCTTCTGCACTGTGGCAGTCGCGCTGCTTGCACCAAGGATGACGAACGGGATGTAACGCAACGTGCCACCGTTCTGTATCGGGAACATTTCGCTGATTAGTTCATTGTCTTCGGTCATTACGCGAACGCGATAGCCTTGCTCCGTCAGGTCAAGGACGCGATACTGCGTTACCTGTTTGGTGGTAAATTCGTTTTCCTGCACATCAACAGTTTCTTTAAGCACCACAAGCGTCAGAACCTGTGCGCCGTTGATGTAGCTGACGCGCCAGTTGATGATGCTTTCCGCTGTGTAATACCGCAAGAATGGGCGGATGTTTAACGCTTCAGCAGCGGCAATGGTGATGTTGGTCGGCGCATTGGCTGGGTAATCGACCATGATGCCGACGCGACCAACGGCAATCTGTTGCTCCACGACCTGTTCGCTAAATTCGCGCAGATTGTCGCCAGCAAGCGTGATGTCTTCAGCGTATGGCTCAATGGCGGTGGGCAGCTTATAGATTGGGTCTTTGGCAAATATCATGCCCGTGAAGGCATCCAGCGTCCGTGCGCTTGCGTTGAAGAAGCCAGCCCGTTCCTGATAGGTCACATATTCAACATCCGTCTGGCCTGTCAGCCGTGGCAGATAGTTGTTCGTGTCGAACGACGGGTTGTAAAGGCTTCCAGTGTATCGCGTATTGCTGACATAGTTCTGGATTAGAGCGTCACGCCCAGCGATGACATCGCGGCAACGCTTCCACTTAAAGCGGTTGGCGTCATATTCGGTGTTGGTGTTGGAGACAGACATTTACACCCCAGAAATTTGAGCAAAGGATACCGTTCCTCTACCGATAGCATATTTATATGCAATAAAATAGCCGATAGCATCATTCAGGTGGT